TCTCCTATTGTGTTTAGCCAATGAAAATTGCCCAGATGATCAGGCAAAACAGAACGACCGTGATCGTCCTATAGATGACGTACAAAGCTTCCACTATTGCACCGCCATTTCTTTACGTCCGGCCAGCCCCTCGAAATAGAGCCAATCCGGACCGGTGATGATCTGCCGGACCTCATTGTTCCGATCAAACCGTTTCTTTTCAGCCCGGCCTTTTTCGTACGCGTCCGGCAGATGGGTCGCCCAATGGGTCAGGGCATTGTAAGCGGCCCACATGGTTCCCCCCAGTTCGCGTTTTTCTTCGGTGAACCTCTCCAGCAGATAATTAAATTTCCGCTCGTTGATCGAGATCGAGTCCTCGAGTTCCGCGCCTTTGGTGTTCTTCCGGCAAAACGGCTTGATCACGTCTGCAAACTGGCGGTTGGTCATTTCAGCCTGTCGCCACAGTTTCATCTGCTCGGACTGGTTCGCCCACATTTCTAGGCCGAGGACCGCCTTCTGGTTCGCGGCTTCGTTCGACATGGTGCCAGTGTGTTTCTGCTTTGTGTGATACGCCTTCTCACCACCAAAAACCAAAGTGTTCCGGCACAGGTCGCGGTAAGCACCAGAAAATACTTGAAGCGACCAAGATTTATCGACGCTGTTGAAGATGTCCAACCGGCAGCGGACCGTGTCACCCTCACCGTTCTTGGTGTAGCCGAGGGCGTGGGTCATTTCGTGAAAGTAAATAGTTCGGTGAACCCGCACCCCCTCGTCAAATATCCGGTCGATCACCTCGACGTTGCCAGTCGGCAGCGGGGACCGCTCGACAACCCCGGCCTGTTCTTTCATGGCCTCAAGATGCGGCTTGAAAGTATAGGAACCCTTAAAGGGTGTTACGTCGATCACGTTTCCGGTCGCCACATTTTGCAGGGCGGAAAAGTTTTCCATGCGCTGCGGCGTGACTATTTCACGGATCACCTCACCGGACGGCGTCAGGTCCGGCTTGCTGGTTAAGGCTTCGATCGGGATTTTCTTAAAGTTGGCAAACCGCTCGTATAGGCTGAAATCCCCAATATCATGATGGGTTGACCAGATGTCGCCGCCCCGGGCTTTACAATTCTCGATCGCTTTTGGTGTTCTCGTCACAATGTCTAACACTGCTTTTCTCCTATGGTTGCCGGGCCGGGACAATCCCGACCGGTCCCGAATCATGGCACCGGCCAGATTCATAGGCAAGTAAAAAAAGAAACGGGACCGGCCCGCTGGCCAGCCCCGCCCCCGGTGATTGCCGCCCCGCGACTCGCGGCAACCGATGCCAGCCCCGCGCCCAGTCCCCCAGTGACCCGGCAACCCGATAGCGCAAACTGGCTCCAATTTTTTTAGCGTGGCATTTTTGTCATCTTTTAGCGTGGCTGATTTGTCAGGTTATGCCGTGCCGGTCCCGCCAGACGCGCCAAGTGATCGCCTGTAGCTGGTAGGGCATGAGGCCAACACGTCGCGCCGCCTCTTCGTAAGCGGCTTGAAGTGCGCGGTATTCACGGACGCCGATATTTGTCCGGTCGTCGGTCAATCCGACTCTTTCATTGTAAGCGATATTCCGGGCGTGGCCGTCAATCGTGACGTTAAACTCGCCCATAATGTCCATAAAAAAGGACGTGATCTTTTGTCCCTTAAGCATCTTTTTTGCGCCGTCATAGTCCGGACGCGCCGCCAAAATGTCCCAAGCTTTCGCCTTCATCTTGTTGTAGGTCGAGACTTTCACGGAATCGATACCGTCGCCCCGAATAAACGCGCCGATCAATGCGTCGGCGTTTGTCACGTTCCGGGACCATTTGTTATTGGGTGAAAGCGCGGCGATGACAGCAGCCACAATATAAACGGCAATGTCATATTTTACCGCGATATCGTGCGCCGCCTTTTGTGCGTCCGAATACCATGCCAAGCCTTCGTTATACTGTACCGCGTCGGCGTCACGGTAAACCGCGATGATGTTGTGGATCATGCACTCATGATCAAATAGTGTGGCTTGTTTTGCCATGTCGTTATTTCCCTTCGTTAGAAAACGATGGGAACACGTTACGGGCGATATCCTCTGTGGTCAAGCGGTTTTATTTTCCGGCCCTGTTCCCGGAGCCAGCACGACGGACAGCGGAGCCGGTCCCCTTCCTTGGTCATGGCGGGTTCGCCGCAATTATCGCAGACGTGTTCGCGGGAAAGCGTGGTCGGTTTGTCTCGTCTGGTTTTTGTCAGCGTCTGGCGTTTGTCATTTGTCAGCGTCAAAACGTCGGCTCCCACAAGATTCCATTGTGTAGAAGATTTGTCAGCCGCCTTGCCCTTTGGCGTTGCGCGTTTGTCACCGGCTTGCCATGCCAGTCGGCGTCATCGATTTGTCTTCGAAGCGTGGCCAATTTGTCAGCCACACTTTCCAGACGCGGATCGTCCTCCGGTTCAGTCAGCATCGAAATCCGGTTCGGGTGGTTCTGCATGATCGTACTGCCATTTCAGTTGAAGTTCGTCGTACAATTCGATAACCGTTTCGCCGTGCTTGTCAACGAATTCTTGGCGCGTCATGTACGATGCGTCCTCTTCCATTTCGATTACCCAGTCTTTGACTTTACCCATCGCGTGTACCTACCTTTCGTTCGTAGCGTTCGATGTCACCGATTGCGTCATCTATTTTGCCATAGATGGCGTCGAGGTCTGTGTCAAGCAGTTCGATGTCTTCGAGTGCGTGTTTCGCCTGTGTGAGGAAGGCACGGATCACCGTTGTCTGCGTTATCTTTGCGCGTAACAGTTCGCCGTTACCCTCGCAGCCATCGCACTCACCCATGACACCGACAAGGTCGCCGCCCCGGATCGGGTCCGGGACAGCCTGTTCGTACTCCTTCTTGCCGTAGCCGCCGCATTCCCAGCAGTGGCACCGTTCGACGTGGTTCTCAATCGTCCGCATCGCTCGGCACCTCCTCAGAAAACACCCATTCAGTCCACCACACACTGCTGCCATCATATCGCTTCTTCGGCTTGAAATCACCCACCTGATGAAGAACGCAGATAGCCTCTTCGATATCCCGTAGGTGACACAAACTGAGATCACGACAGTCATCTACATAGTTGATAACGTCACGCAGTTTGTTGTGTATGCGGAGCAAGTCAGATCGTTGATCGTTCGAAATTTCCATGTGCCAATCTCCATTGCTGGCGTTTCGATGCTTTATCGATACAGATAATAAAATGGTGCGTCAAGCAAAAAAAAAAGAGGGGCCAGCCCGTAGACCAGCCCCACTCAAAGTTTTTTAGCAACACGGCATAGGAGAAACCATGTCCCCTACGAGGATACCTCATAGGGTATGCAAAGCTTTAGCACGGACGTTTTGTACTTGTCAAGCCACTTCGAACACTCGGTGTGATTTTTTCCGACGTACAGGGCAACCCATCGCGGGTAATCGACGCAGTGCTTTGATTTGATAGCGTCTCGATTTGTCTCTCCGATCCGGACGGATGAAACCGGAGCGACGACTTCGTGCCGGTTATCTTTCGATACGATGTACGGAACGAGGTCATTGCCCCTCCGATCCTTGAACAGCTTCAGCTTCCTCATCTAAAATCTCCAAGTAGATATCGATGGCATCTCGTATCAAGTCAGCAACCGCCACCTGTTCCAAGCTTCTTTTTTGCATAGATTCAGAATAGGTTGCCAGCTTGTCATACTGAGCTTTTGTCATCAACAGGTTGTAGGTTTTTGTCGGTTCATCAATCTTTGGCGGTCTTGGCATCCCGTACCTCTTTTGTCATTCGTTTGTCTTCTTTTGTCCGTTTTTTATTCGGAACAATTCTTTTACCCAGTTTAGGTAGCTGTTTAGCTATAGGGTTTATTCTATTGATTTTATTCATAACAGGTAAACCTATAGGGGTATATTGTAACTAGAGAGTAATCTGTAGCCGCGAACCTGTCAAGCGATTTTTTTTTGTCTTGACCGAGTTTCCGATATGCTGTATCTCCGAACCCATGACTGACTGGATCAAAGACTTCGTTGAAGATTTGCCAATCGGCGGCTCCGGAAGCTTGCGGATGGATTGCCCTGCCTGTTCACACAAGAACACGTTCAGCGTGTCCGAGGTGAATGGCGAACGCCTCTGGTACTGCTTCCACGCCGACTGCGATGTGAAGGGCCGCACCGGGTTTCGCATCCGCAAGGACACTCCATACCATCCCCTGTTGGCCAAGGTCAAGCCCGCGAACCCAAGACCCGACACTTATGAGGGGGGGTTCGAGTTGCCAGACACGTTCGTCTCGTTGTCCCGCGAACCCGATGCCGAATCCTATGTGCGCCGGGTCAATGCTTACGAGGCGTATCGCAACGGCTTGGCCGACATCCGGTACGACTTCCGGTCGAAGCGGGTCGTCTATCTAGTTCGTCACAACAACCGGATCGTCGATGCGGCGGGCCGAGCCTTGGACAAAAATGTCAAACCAAAATGGTGGAGATATGGAAAGTCAGGTCATCCTTTCGTTTGCGGCAGCGGACGTATCGGTGTTCTTCTGGAAGATTGTGCTAGTGCTTGCAGTGTTTCTGATATTCTTTCGGGCATAGCCTTGCTCGGAACCAGTCTTGTAGACTCGTACATACCGACGCTGCGAACCTATGATCGTCTCGTCGTGGCTCTTGACAAGGACGCCACAAAGAAGGCATTAGGGTTGGTTCGCAGGTTACAGGCCATCCGGCCTACCAGCTTAGTTATCTTAGATAAAGATGTGAAGGAAATGACAGCCGATGAGCGAAAACGTACTTTCGACAAGTATATCACTTGAGAATCAAGTTCTTGGGTATATCCTAAACAAAGATTTCTACGACCGCGTCAAGAACATTGTCACTCGCGACATGTTCGAGGGACGCATGGTCACGATATTCGACAGCATATCATATAGCCACAAGCAGTACGCCGTTGACTTGCACCCTCGCCAGTTGGCAGCGGTGGTTGCTGACCGTAATCCGGCGATGCCGTCGTCAGCTATGCAGGAAATCTATCAAATAATTGACACCCTGCCGGATCAGATTTCTGACACCGCCGAACTCGAATACGATGTGGTGAAGAATTTCTGGGTTCGCGACCGTGCGCGACAGATTGGTGAAAAGGCGATTGCCATCTTCACTGGCGAGTCCGAACACTTTGGTGAACTCAAGACCCTGATTGATATGGTCGAGGACGGACGCATGTCCGACAAGACGACCTATACCGAGGTTACCACGGGTCTTGCCGAGCTTTTCTCACAGGAGTCGTCGGAGCCGGACTTCCCCTTCGACTTCGACATCATCTCCCACAGGTTGCCGGGAATGGACCGTGGCGGATTAGGCATCATCTTTGCGCGTCCAGAGACAGGTAAGACGACCTTCTGCTCTTTCCTTGCTAGCAAGTATATCAAGCAAAAACAAAAGGTTGTGTACTGGGCGAACGAGGAAGAAGCTGCCAAGATCAAGTCGCGTATCCTGCAGTCTTACTTTGAAATGACTTCGGATGAGTTGCGTTCCTCGTCTGCCGAGTTCGACGCCCGCTACCTTGAGGAGATCGATCCGTACCTGACCGTGATGGATGCGGTTGGCATGTCGATGGACGAACTCAACGAGTACGCGCAGTTGAACGAGCCAGACGTGATGTTCTGTGATCAGCTTGACAAGTTTCGGGTTGAGGGTAATTTCAGCCGTGGCGATGAACGCCTCAAGGAAACGTACGTGCTTGCTCGTGAGGTTGCCAAACGGAATAAGCTTCTGGTGTGGGCCGTTAGTCAGGCGTCATACGACGGACACGACCGTCAATTTATTGACTACTCTATGATGGACAACTCAAAGACTGGCAAGGCTGGTGAGGCTGATGTTATCATCGGTATCGGCAAGACCGGCACGTCTGAGGAAGAGAACACGGTGCGGCACATCTGCATCTCCAAGAACAAGGTCAATGGCTGGCACGGCATGGAGACCTGCCACATTGATGTACATCGCGGGGTATACTACTAATGAACGTCTTGACCTTTGACATCGAAACCACACACCGTGAGAAGGCGAACGGCTCGTCCACACCGTTGCCGTACTTTGGCAACTCGCTCGTGTCGATTGGTTACAAGTGGCTCAACAGCACCGTTGATTACGACTGCTACTACCACTCAACCGAGCCACCCACAGAGGGAGCGTTCACAAAATTTCAAGCTGCCTTGAACCACGCCGACGTTATCGTTGGACAAAACATCAAGTTCGATCTATCTTGGATTCGCGATTGTGGATTCACATACGAGGGACATATCTATGACACGATGGTTGCGGAATATATACTGGCGCGGGCGCGTCGTTGGCCTCTGGGACTTGCTGCTCTTGCAGAGAAGTATAGTGGAGTGCAAAAGGAAGCAGACCTTGTCGCGCCGTATTTCAAGGAAGGTAAGACGTTTTATGACATTCCTTGGCATATAATTGAAACATATGGCAAGGCTGATGTCCTTGCAACCGAGCAAGTAGCACTTGCACAACTCGAAGCCTTTGGCACCACATTTGAGGAACTATTCAATGAAGAACCAAGCTCTCTTGCCCACTTTGCGTCTGTCGCTTGAAGTCACGGACGTTCTTGCGGACATCGAACGCAACGGCATCAAGATCAACCGGACAACCCTTGCCGACATCCGCAAGGAGTACGAGGACGAACTGTTCACCCTAGAACGCCGCTTGCAGGAACTTGCCGCGAACGCGATGGGAGACACACCGGTCAACCTCGACAGTCCAGATGACCGCTCCCGCCTGTTTTACTCCTGTGCGATCAAGGACAAGAAGCGGTGGGCTGCTATCTTCAATCTCGGTCATGAGGTTCGCGGCGCAACCAAGAAGCCCAAGCAGCGAACCCGCATGGCAAAGGGCGAGTTCAAGCGGCACATCCTCAATGAGACCACAATCTTGCACAAGACTATCGGTGAACAGTGCCCGGACTGCTCTGGTAAGGGCCGCTACACTCCGCCACGCAAGGATGGCACCCCCGGTAAGGCCGTGCGTATCTGCAAGACCTGTGGCGGCTCTGGCGTCCGCTACCATAGTACTGGAGAGGTTGCCGGGTTCAAGCTCGTTCCCCGCGACACATTCGATACGGCTGCGGGCGGTTTCAAGACTGACAAGACAACGCTCGAAGAAATGATGACAGACCTGCGGGGTGACGCCCGGGAGTTTGCCGAGGCGTACGTTCGTTACTCTGCTGTGCGAACCTACCTGCGATCCTTTGTCGAGGGCATGGAAAACAACATGGACCCGAACGGCTTCATACACACAGAATATATGCAGTGTGTGACAGCTACCGGTCGCCTGTCGTCCCGCAACCCGAACTTCCAGAACATGCCACGCGGCTCGACCTTCATTATCCGCCGCGCTGTCGAAAGCCGGTTCGAGGGTGGTTCGATCCTTGAGGGTGACTACGCACAGCTAGAGTTTCGGGTTGCCGGGTTCCTTGCAAAGGATGAGGGCATCCGCAACGATGTCGAGGCTGGCACGGACGTTCACAGCTATACCGCCAGCATCATTGGCTGTACCCGCCAAGAGGCCAAGGCACACACCTTCAAGCCCCTCTACGGCGGCGTGAGCGGCACCGAAGATCAGAAGCGGTACTACCGTGCCTTTAAGCAGAAGTACAGCGGCGTGAGTGACTGGCACGAACTCTTGCAGCGGGACGCCGTAACCAAGAGCCACATCAAGCTTCCATCCGGGCGACAGTATTGTTTCCCGGGAACCCGCTGGACCGAATGGGGCACCGCCACGAACCGGACAGCTATCTGCAACTATCCCGTGCAGGGGTTCGCCACCGCAGACCTGCTGCCCTTATCTCTTGTGATGCTGCATAATCTGTTGAAAGACAGTGGGTTACAGTCCGTGATTTGCAACACGGTACACGACTCGATTGTTATGGACGTGTTCCCGGGAGAAGAGAAGCAGTGCATTGAGATCATGGCGAAAAGTATGCTAGCCATACCGCAGGAGACGGAACGTCGCTACGGCATCCGCTATGACATGCCTGTAGGAATAGAATTAAAAATGGGAAAAAACTGGCTTGACTTGGAAGAAGTCCTGACAGTATAATACCCCTACCTTCAACACCCAACTGTGAGGATAACATGGGTAACGAACTTTCTCTGATGAACGACGAACTGAATAACTTTGTAACCGCATTCGACTCGGGCGACGAAGAAGCCCTGATGAAGATGTCTGGTCAGGCCGACGTGGACTCCACCCCGCGTGTGGGCTTGCCCCGCCTGACAATCAACTACGAAGCAGAGACCGACGAAGGTCTGCCGCTCAAGCGTGGTGCTTGGCGCATCTGGAACGGCTCGGGCCTTGCCTATGCCGATAAGGTGCAGATTCGCCCCCTGATGCGGACCTACGAATGGTCTGTGTGGGATCAGGAAGAACAGAAGTTCTCCTGTAAGTCTGTGCAGCGTACCAGCCTGTCTGGTGAGTTTCCGGACTCTGCTGGCGGAAATAAGTGTGGTCGCCTGACCCGCGCCGAAGAAGACCAGCTTGCTTCGGATGATCCGCGTGTGATCCTGAGTAAGTCGGTAAGCTGTAATCAGGTGATCTACGGCATCATCGACGCACCCGACGCGACTACTGCGGACGGTTCGCCATCACCTTTGGAGTCGGTGCCGTTCATGGCGTACTTCAAGCGGTCGGGCTTCCGTCCGGTTCGTGAGTTCATCGACACCCAGCTTACTCGCCGGAAAATCCTGATGCAGAAGGCTGTGATCGAACTCGCTACCGAGAAGCAGAAGAACGGCGGCGTGATCTACTGGACCCCGAAGCTGTCCTTGGTCAAGGAAGTATCTATCACGGATACTGACAAGGAACTGATCAAGCAGTTTGCGGAGACCGTGAAGGGTCACAACGACTCGGTAATGTCCGAATACAAGGACGCCGTGAAGATGGCCGCTAGCGACGATGACATCGACCTTGCACAGCGTTTCGCAAGCTGATGCTTCATCTCTTGGAAGTTCAGGACTTCCTGCAAAAAGCGGGGCGGGGGGAGATCGACTCCTCCCGTCTCGACGACCTCATTGAGGCGTTTGGGGAAGACTGTAAGGCAGCAATACGCAAGCAGTTCAGCCGGAGATCGGACTACCGAATCCGGATGTCTGGCATTGGTCGTCCCCTCTGCCAGCAACAGCTAGAGAAGCAGGGGCACAAGCAAGATGTCGCTTACAACGATCTGGTACGTTTTCTTATTGGTGATCTGGTAGAGGCTGCAGCAGTCCTTATCATGAAGGGTGCTGGCATCAAGGTCGAAGAGGAACAGAGCCAATGTTCCCTCGAACTCGATGGGCAGACCGTCAACGGAACCTTGGATGTCATCATCGACGAAAAGGTGTGGGACATCAAGTCCACAAGTCCGTGGTCATTTGAAAACAAGTTCTCGGGACGTGGTGGCTACGACGCGATCAAGGAAGATGATCCGTTTGGTTACATCATGCAGGGGTTCCTGTACTCCGAGTCCAAGGGGTTGCCCTTCGGTGGCTGGATTGCCATCAACAAGTCGAGTGGTGAGTGGGACTTTGTAGAGGCACCAGACGATCAGGAAGAGGACCGGAAGGCATATCTCGAAGAAGCTGCCAAGCGTGTCCACGCTATCGTCAACGACGCCAAGTTCAAGGTGCCGTTTACATCTGTACCGGAAGTGTATACCCTCAAGGGCGAGAAGATTGAAACAGGCAACCGGCTCATGCCAAAGACCTGCACCTTCTGCTCGTTCAAGGAACACTGCTGGAAGAGTGCAGAGTACCACCCGAAGATTACCTCGAAGGCCAAGAACCCGCCGATGACGTGGTACACAAAGCTGGTGAAGAAGGAGCTATGATATGCCTATCCTGTACACCAGCGGGTACGACCTCAAGTTGCTGGGCCTAAACCCGCAGATTCGGCACCTGTATATCGATAGCCACGAAAGTAAGGGCGGCGAACCTGCCTTAGTCAAGGTACGAAACCTTGAGGGTTCGCTGCCTTTAACTTTGCGTAACAATTACTCCGAGTCCGGCTACCTTGTTTCTGAAACAGAGGCGCGGGACATCGTGCGTATCGAAGAAGAGTTTCAACAGATCAATCAACATTTGAGGATGGGCACAACCATATGTATACCGACGATCCCATTAAACGAGGAACTATCACGTTTAAGAAAGTTTACCCCAAAAGTAGAACAGTATCTGCTAAAGCGGCTAAACTTAATCAAGGGGGCGTTTCCGCTTCAAGGCTGATGAGAAAAATCAAATTCAGATCACAGTTCGAATCCAACGTCGCCCGCAAACTTGTGGAGCGGGGTATCGCGTTCGAGTACGAAAAGGAGCGGATTGTGTACATCCCCAAGCCGCGAACCTACACGCCGGACTTTTACTTCCCGGAAACAAACGTGTACGTGGAAACCAAGGGTCATCTCGACAAGGGCGACCGTGTAAAGATGTTGTTGGTCAAGGAGCAAAACCCTGACATGGATATCCGGTTCGTGTTCGTCCGTGCCTCGAACAAGATTTACAAAGGCTCGAAGACCACGTATGGTCAGTGGGCTAGCAAACACGGCTTCGAGTGGGCCGAGGGGTCTATACCAGAGGAGTGGTGTACAAATGGATGACAGTGAGATTCAAGGCACCTTGGAACGTGCCAGCCTTCTCAAGGATAGGTGGTACCTTATCTTTAGGCAGGGCGACGACGACGATCATGTGATGATGACGGCGTATGATACCACGGACGAAGATGACGATGAATACATCCCCGCCGGTACGGTGATCCTGTCCGGACTCGTCGAACTTATGGAGTCGGACTTCGACCGCGTTATGCAAGCCGGTCTGGCACGGCTACAGTTTGAAGCCGTAAAGGAAGCTATGGTCGAAGAAACGGACAATTCGCCCGATGTTACCCACGATCCGGATACTAACATCGTCAAGATAAATTTTGGAAAGACGCAATGATCAAAGACAACTGGAACTTGAACAACTATCAGATGCAAGCCAAGAAGTTTGCTATTTATCCAGAACACATGAAGGTCGTATATCCTGCTCTCGGACTCGCGGGTGAAGCCGGTGAGGTTGCCGATAAAGTAAAGAAAATTTACCGTGATGACAGGACCGATGCACGGTTTCTTGCGGAGATTGCCAAAGAGATTGGCGACGTGATGTGGTACTGTGCTGCTCTCGCAAACGACTTGGGGTTCGACCTGCAGCAAGTTGCGGAAATGAACATTTACAAGTTGAAGTCTCGCAAGGCTGCTGGTAAGATCGGTGGCAGTGGAGATGATCGGTGAGACACGAGGCGTACATGAAGATGAAGGCAACAGAAGCAGACGAAGATAAGCTGCTGAACGAGTTTTATGCGGATCGATCTGACATGGTCAATTCGCCACCGCACTACAATCAAGCAGGTATTGAGTGCATCGATGCTATCGAAGCCGCAACGAGTGACGGCTACGAATATTACCTGCAAGGAAACATCATAAAGTACCTCTGGCGCTATCGTTACAAGAATGGCGTTGAAGACCTGAAAAAGGCACAGTGGTATCTTAGCAAGCTAATTGAGGAGATAGAATAATGAACAATATGTTACCCACACCATACCAACAGTTTATCCACAAGTCGCGGTACGCTCGTTGGCTCGATGACGAACAGCGCAGGGAGAACTGGGATGAAACAGTATCTAGGTATGTTTCTTTTATGGGTGGCCATGTGCGTGACAATCACGGCTATAAGCTTTCTGATTCACTAACACGTGAGATCACAGATGGCATCATGTCCTTAGAGGTTATGCCGTCGATGCGGGCGATGATGACATCCGGACCCGCCCTAGCCCGTGACAACATCTGTGGCTACAACTGTTCGTACATCCCCGTGGACAGCCCTCGTTCGTTCGACGAGTGTATGTATATCCTGATGTGCGGTACGGGTGTGGGCTTCTCTGTAGAGCGTGAGAACGTGGACAAGCTTCCGGTTGTCAGCGATGCGATGCACGACTCGGACACCGTGATTAAAGTCGGAGACTCGAAGCCCGGATGGGCCAAGTCTCTGCGCGAACTCATCGGTCTTTTGTACGTCGGACAAATCCCTACGTGGGACTTGTCGGGGGTACGCGCGTCCGGTGAACGCCTCAAGACCATGGGTGGCCGTGCGTCTGGTCCCGGACCACTCGACGACCTGTTCAAGTTTACCGTTGCCCTGTTCAAGAAGGCACAGGGTCGCAAGCTATTTCCTCTCGAGTGCCACGACCTGATGTGCAAGATTGGGGA